ATTTGATTATTCATTTTTTTAACCTCATTTGTTTATGTTTTTCTGCATGGCACTTGTAGCATACAGCTATTAAATTTTTTATATCGTTGTTTGTTCTGTTTCCATCTATATGATGAAGACATATTATTGATCTTCCGTTTTGAACTTTTTGTTTAATTCCACAAACACTGCATTTGTTATTAGATATTTTTCCTTTGTATCCGCCATCGATATAATTGTATGGAACTAATGAGCTTTTTCTCATTTGTTTTTTTGTTTTTTCTGAGTGTTTTTTTCCAAGCATACCTTTATGATTTTCTTTGATTCCTTTAATCCTTTTTTCTTCTGTTTCTTTACTATGTTTGTTTCCTTTTTCGTATCTTCCTGAGTTCGGTCTTGTTGCGCTGCATTTTTTTGTGCAGTATTTTCTTTTTCTCCAGTCTTGATCTTCGAATTCTTTTCCACATATTTGGCATTTATATTTTATTATCATGCTCTCGTATTCTTTCGAACACTTAAAAAACTTCTCTTTTACCTATCAGGATATTCTCCCTAGATTGACTCCTTTGAGTATGAACTCTACAACATAATGATATGATTGTAGTTCATCATCGAAAGGTAAATCCGGAGGCATGCCCACTGGATCATAATCGTATAGCGCTGGGAATAGTTCGCTTTCGTTGTTTTCAAATGCTGATGTTACTAAATAAGATAAATACTCTGCAAGATTATCGCCTGTGTATTTCAAATCTTCAATAGTGAATATTTGATTGTCAGCTGATTCTTTAGTCCATATATCTACTTGGAATCTTATAGTTCCTTGTACTGGTGTTTCATAGTTCCCTAGTCTCGTTCCTGGGTTTCCGACAATAAGAATGTTCATTCGGGGATATTTAAGAGCTGTTAGTTTCTCTTTTGGTTTGTCTGTGAAGATCCAGTTAGAACTTGTTTCTCCATAATTAATGATCACTGATTCTGATCCTGTTAAACCATTAAAGAAAATAACTTTTTGTGATTTAGAATTTATATAATAATCTCCCCACTTGCTTTGAGGTGTTCCGTCAACAGTGACGCTTTCTATATGAGAGAGTTTTTTACCTGAAGAGGGTGTTAATTGAAACTCTGTCTGAGATGCACTTGCTGTAAAGGAATCAGAATTAGATGTTATTCTTCCTCGTGGGTCAGTGACGTTTTTTCTTAAAAACTCTTCGACTATATATTTCGGGCTTAAATACATTTGTTCGCTCCTTAGCTTATCGCGAGATCATCACCTCTTGGTTTCTTCGCAATATTATTATTTTGTTTATTTATTTAAATTCTTTTATGTTCTAGCAATTATTGGCTGAAAACTTTTTGTGTTATCTGAGGAAGCCACTTGACTTGAACCTCGTGCATTGCAGGTCTAAAAAAAGGCTGAGCAGGAGTTCCTTCTTTAGAAATCTTGTTCGCAACAGCGAATGCTGCCTTTGGGTCTCCGAGGACTCTGCCCGCCCAACCCATTAGGGGGGTTATTGGAACTCTGTGTGGTTTCGTTCCGTATTCCACGTGAATGCCATAGTTTACTCCGTCGCTTAAAGTATATTCTGAGTGTCCTTTCTGAGATGGTGTTACGTGTATTCTTCTTTTTAGATCTCCAGTGTCAACAGGTGCTTTTAGTTTAGCTATTTCTTCCATCTTGATCATAGCTTCGAAGAGTACTTGTTGTTGTTTTTCTAAGAGATCCTCAGTTTGTTTGTGTAACTTGGGAGTTGATACTTTGAATTGCATGTTCATTGTGATCCGTCCAGATTAATGTTTTGAACAATAGCTGTTCTATAAATTTCTGTTCCTGGTTCCCACCATTGACGTATGATCTTAACAACTCTCCACTGTCCTCTATCTCCATCTGTAACATCATAAAGTTTAGAGTCTTCAAGAATATCTCCTTCTTTTAATTCGTAAGAAGTTTCTACTCCTCCGCTAGTGATAGTGTCGCTTGGTTTGAAATAGAACTTTCTGTTTCCTGGAACGGCCAATCCCATGTCGTGGATTTTACGATCCTTTAATCCTATGTCCTGGAACATACCATGAACTCGGAAATTAGTCGGATCAATATCTATAACGTTTCCGTCTCCATCAGTGGTTTCTTCATTGTGAATAGCTGCGTATAGATCTCCGTGTTCCTGGAGTATCTGTGCGAAGTCATCGTGTGCGTCTGCAGGGAATGTGTCGGAGTCATAACTATAATCGAACTTGCTTACATCGAATTGTATGCTTCCGTATTTAGTATATGTTATTCCCATTTTTTACCTACTTTGGAATCGTTAGATTGTTATCTTCGCCTGCTTGCCATGTGCTTGCAAGAGCTTCTTTTGCTACAGTGTGTTCATCGTTTAATGCTTTGAATGCTACGTCTCTCGCATCGTAAAAAGCTTTTTTTTCATCATTGCTTTTTTCTGTTGTTTTTTCTGCTTTGAATTCAAGGATCATCTCTGCTTGAATTTCAGTGTCTGTCATGTTTTCATAATCTTTAACCATTTTATTTCCTCGTGTTTTTTTATTCAATATATGTATCTTGATAAATCTTTTCTACTTCATTAATTGATAATTCTTTGTCGAAAAATTGTAAAAATCTTAATTGTCCATCGTAGTATCTTTTTAATCCACCACCACCAATAAGTAAATCGTTGGAGTTATCGAAAAAATCAAAAGCAGCTCCTGTGTCTGCTAGTACTCCGTCAGCATAAAGAAAAGAATTACCTGAACCGAAAACAACTACTATGTGATGCCATCCTAATGAAAGAGCATAATCTCCCAATATTGTTGTTGAATCATTGTAAACAACAAACCTATCAGTGTTTTCTTTCCAACTTATGGAATGACTAAAAGCTGCTCCTGTTTGTTTACTTACCACATATCTAGCGAAATTACTATCAGGATTATCTACATCGTTTATATTAATCCAGAAACTTATTGATTTAATTGTTTGTATTGTTGCGTTATTTGATACTGTTATGAAATCATCTGAGCCGTCGAAGTTTACTGTGTAACTTCCGTCTTGTATTTTGAACCATTCTGGTGTTCCGCTTAGTGTTCCGTCGTAACTGTTTCCGCTGTAGTCGTAGCTTGTTGTTCCTGTTCCTTCGCCGAAAGGAAGGTATAATACTGTGTTTGGTTGTAATGCCATTAGTATACTGCTCATTGTATTCCTCCTTGTCTTTCCTGCGGATACTCGTTAATGTAACCACTCTTTTCTAAATCGTAAAGATACTTAACTTCTTGAGAAGATAAAACTCTATCCCATACTTTAAATCTTGATATATCTCCAAGCATAGGAGTGATCCCTACTCTGAAACCAGCTATAACAGTTGTTGAAGCTCCTGAAAGACCTAAAGTATTAGCCCACTCTGAATCATCTGCGGAATCAGTGTTGACACCATCAATATAAATCTCTGCTACTTGACCTGTTCTAGTAACTACCATATGATACCAAGTATCAATAACTGCTGCATCTGTTGCATAAATATAGTCTGTTGTTGCTACTCCTACTCTTCCTATAGATGCTAGTTTTCCACTAGTAATATCGAATCGTAAGTTTATGTAATCGTTATTATTTCCGCTTGTTCCTCCCATGTAAAGAAAGTTTTTGTTTGCTGCGACACTGTCTAGTTTAGCCCATAAAGAAAAGGTTACATCTCCTGACCCTATTGTTGCGAATGAATCGAAAGTTGACAATGTTATGTAATCTCCTGTTCCATCGAAATCATATGCTCTTTCGTTTGTGTTAAGGTTATCAACTGTTAATGTAGGATTTCCTGAGATTGTCCCGTCATATTCGTTTCCGCTTGAGTCTTTTGCGTCTCCGTTCATGTCAATGTTTAATACTACCCCATCGAATAGTTTGTAGTAATCGTGACCCTGGAAAGGATTAGAATTTCTACCTAAATCTTTAATCTCATTAACCTCTACAAGAGTTAAATTTCTATTGAAAACACTAACACCACTCATCTCTCCATCGAGTTCATTAACAACAGAATTGATGTTTCTGTAAAGAGCACCGGCTGAGAAACTTTTAACTCCTGCTGTCATATCTCCAAACCAAAAACCATCATTAGAACCCGTAGTGTAGCTTAATGTTTCTAGGTTTCCATCTAAATAAACTTTAGTTGTAGAACCATCACTAGTCCATACTATATGATGCCAAGAGTTATCATCGACATTCGTCGTATTACCGTCTGCGTCATATTTAGCTGATGCACCGTCATAAGAGTAAATTCTTAATTGTCCGCTTTCCGAACCCATAATATATATCGCTTGACTATCTGTTTCGCTTCCTTCATTACTAGCTACTCCGAATAAAATTTGATTTCCTATTTCGTTAGCTTTAACCCACAAACTAACAGCTCCTTGTGTTTCAGAAGCAAAACTAGGGTCAAGTGCGTATGTGCACGTGTCTGCTGATTCATCAAAAATAAAAGCATCTTTGGCTGTGTTAAAAACAGCAGCTCCATCTGCAGTATTATTGTTTCCATTGAGACTTAAATCGTTTAGTCCTGTTGTTCCTTGTGATGAATCAAATAGAGGAATGAAAGCGACACAATCTTTAGTCCAGCTAATTACCATTTAGGCCACCGAAATAGTAACTAATAAATCAGCACCACTAATTGTGCTTCCTACTGCGGTAATGTAAACCCATAGGATATCGTCAGCTGATAGTGTATCTTTCGCTGCGTCTATTGTTGTTCCTGGGGTTCCGACAGTAGCACCGCTTACATCGCATCCAGTTGTGTAAACACCGTTGGTTGCAGACTCTCCTGTGCCTACTTCAATCTCTACATCGCTTGTGAAAATACTGTCTGTGGTTGCAGTTCCTGATTTACGAACGTCAACTGTTAAAGCCGAACCAGTAGGTAAACCTAAAAGTGATAAACGAACTTCTTTGATATCAAGACCTATCAATTCATCAGGAATACTTATCGGCATCAATCTTCCAGTGCCTACATTTCCTGTGTATGTTCTTTCGAATGTTGCTGCTGCTCCTCCGCCACCGCCTGCCGCGATCCACTCGGGTGCTGTTGCTCCTCCATTCATTGCAAGAACTTGTCCGGCTGTTCCTTTAGCTAATCGAGTAAGAACATTTCCTGTTCTGTAATAAATATCTCCATCAGCATCAGATCCTAAAGTCATAGTGACTCCTCCTAGAACTGCGCCTGTTCCTAATCCTCCAGAGGTTACTGTTCCAATGGTTACAAGATTCGCAGCACTTGTGATAGCTGCTTGAGTTGCTTGCGTGGTCGCAGTGTCTGGTGCTAGTCCAGTGATTGTTGAAACAGTAGCAGCGTTTCCTGTGATACTTCCTGCAATTGCATTCGTCACTGCTAAGTCTGTAAACCATCCTTTCGTTATTCTTGATCCTGTCGATCCTATATCTCCAGTCATTAAGAAATTAGATCCGTCGTAAGTGAAATCTGCCGCTCCTTCGATCGTACCGTCTCCAGTCCAAACTCCTACTTGGTTATCGACTGGAGTCCCGACTTTAGAAACATCTCCTCCTCCTGTTGCTGCAGCCCAGGATATGTCAGTCCCGTCACTTGTCAAAACTTGGCCAACAGTTCCTGCTCCTAATCGAACAGTTGCTGCCGCTGCGTTTTTGTAAATAAGATCTCCTCGAGTGGTCATTGGATCCGTGAATCCTGCCGCGCTTGCTTTCCATATAGCATTTCCTGTTCCGGTGTCTTTAGTTAGAACATGTTCGTTGGTTCCTCCAGCTACATCTGATAATGCATCTATTGCTGCTTGAGCTGTGCTTTGTCCTGTTCCACCATGAGATATTCCTATATCTGTCGCTTCCCACGCCCCTGTGCCTATTGTTCCCACAGTCGCCAAATTAGCTGCTGAAGTAATTGCTGCTTGAGTCGCTTGAGTTGTTGCTGTATCAGGGGCTAATCCTGAAATGGTAGCTACAGTTCCTGCGCTCCCTGAACAATTACCAGTGACATTTCCAGTGATATCTCCTGCGAAGTTTGTTGCTGCAGTTATTACTCCACCTTCAATTGCTGAAACACCTACGTTTATCGATCCAAAGTTTGATGTTATTGATCCGGAATCTAATGCTCCGACAGTTACTAAGTTCGCCATTGTTGTGATGGCTGCTTGTGTTGCCTGAGTTGTTGCTGTATCTGGAGCTAATCCTGAAATGGTTGAAACCGTAGCTGCGTTTCCTGTGATAGAACCTGCTATCGCGTTAGTGACTGCTAAGTCAGTAAGCCATGCTTTTGTGATTCTTGATCCTGTACTTCCTATGTCTCCGGTCAATTGTAGGTTCGAACCATCATAGGTCAAATTGACTGTTCCTTCGATTATTCCATCCGCGGTCCAGACTGCTAATTGATTGTCAACCGGTGTTCCTGTTTTCGAAACATCGCCTGTTGATGGAGCGATCCATGTGAATCCTAAAGTTCCTAGATCATAGCTTAAAATATAATTGTCAGTTGGTGCATTCGTTGCCTTAAGCATTGCCTCAGTTACTTTTTCTGCTGCGATGGTTAATGCTGCGCTTCCAGTTACGTCTCCGGTGTGAGTTGCGTTAGTGACTTTTGATGTGTTAGCAAATACTGCAGAGTTGGCTGCGACTCTTATTTCTGTATAATAAAGATTCGTTCCTTCGCTTAGATCAGTAGTGCTCTTTGCACTTAGTCTTGCATCCCAGTCAGTATTGAAATCGGTTGCATCATACTTTAATCCTAATGCTGTATCTAGATCTGTTTGATCAGTAAGTGTTCCTGTGATCGCACCCCAAGATATTACTGAAACGTCTATCAGTTCCCAGTCAGCGCTTGTTGCTCCTGTTGCTATGTAAGCAGAATCTGTATCTGTGTCTACGTATAAATCTCCTATCGCTTCTGGAGTTTGCGATCCTACGGGAGTTCCGCTTCCTGTATAAACTTTAGATCTACTTTTCTGGTCTAAGACCATGTCATCCCAATCTTGAGATGCGAAATCATCATTCGGTACTTTATTATCGTCCCAGTTTGCCATTTTTAGTCCACCATTGTTGAAGGCCGGATTTTAATACGGCTCTTTCTCATTTCTCTTTCTTTGTATAATTTCTCCACACTACTTTGCCAGTGTGTGTAAGGAACACCTTTTGTAACTTGTAAGTCTCCCATTGAATAACTAGCATTGAAAACATAAGTTGCTCCTATCGCATTTATTGCAACGCATATCGCTGCTTCGATCATCATGTAAACTCTTACGTATTCAGGGATTTGTAATAAAACAACCACGCTTCCTGATTCGTGAGTTTTAATTAATTTGTCAACTATGAGTGTTGTTTCTATTGGAACTCCTGTTATCTGAGCTACTTCTCTGAATCCGTCCATTCCATAAATTTCTACCCAGTCTTCATCTGAGAATCCTGTGATACTACTTACTGAAATTGAAACTGTTGATCCTGCAATTGTTGCAGCTGTTGATTCTGTACTGGTATCGCTTTCTTCTACCATAGCATAAAGATATTTTATGAAAGTATTTTGTGATCCTGTTGTGAAGTTACCGCCTTCTGATTCTGCTGTAAGCATTATTTTTCCGCTAGGTTTATTGGATTGAATTGTTGAAGGTGTGACACTTGTTGTTTTGTTAACCGTGATTTCTCGCACTGTAAGCAATGGGTTTTTTCTCGCGAATATGTGAGACATACCGTTCCCGTTTCTTACTTCTATGACTTGCTTTGGGGCGAATACTGTATTCAGCCACTTAGTCATTTCTAGTTCTACTTGATCAATGTATTCTGTTATCTGTGCATCGGATACCAAACTACTAGGTGCTCCTGATCTGTTTCTTACTTCATCTACGGTTATGAATGTCATTTTTATTTACCTGCGAAATAGCTAATCAATAAACCTATTCCTGTTCCAATCAATGTAAACACTGCGGAGACTCCAAGCAAGAATCCTTTTGCGTTGTTTCTGAACTTAGTGTTTTCTTTAACGTCTACTTTCATCAATTTCATTTCATCATTGATGCCTTTGAACTTATTATCTATGTGCTCCTTGACTTCATTCAAATATTCTTTTACTGAGACGCCTGCCATTTACTTAAACACCTTAATGATCTTCTTTTCGATCTTTTCATTTGGATGAATTGCAATTCCTTCTTCTATCGCTGCTCGTAGTACTTCTTCTGAAGGATAAAATTTCATAATATTTTCAACTGATTTCTCGCCCAGTCCTTTAATTTCCGAAAGTTTTTGCGCATAAAGATCTTCAGGCGATCCTTGCTCAAACTCTTTTTTAGTAACTGGTTGATGTACTTCTGTTGGTTCATTTGAAACCTCCACTTTAGTAAGACCTGCTTTCAGTCCTGTGACTTGATCTAGATCAACAGTTTTCCCTGGTGCTATTGTGAAAAAGGCGAATCCTGTTTGATAGTTTCCTGTTCTGTATTTGATTTTTTCTTCAGTGTTGTTTATGAATTCCATGTTTTTTCTCCCTAATTTTTATCTGTGTGTTCATACCAGTCAACGCAAAAAGTAACGAAGACAGTGGCATATGTTGTTATGGAAACAACGTATTTAGTGTTTGGTTTAAGGATCCATTCGTTGGTTCCTCGGCTGCTTCCTGCAGCTACTGTTTTTGCAGCTACTCCTGTAGCTCCTGATCTCTTAGCGAATAACATTGCTCCGTCTGTTGCTCCACCTGTTGGTGTTCTAGTTACAATTGTCCCTGGAACTTTTGGAGTTCCTACTCTTCTTCTGTTCATTTCAACAAGAGCTGTTCCGTCTACTCGGTCGCTTGCTTCAGTTACTAACATATAAAATTCTCCTGTGCATTCAGGATTGAAAACCATATGAGAATACTTAGTTGAGTCTGGTGTTGTTATCTGCCACTTCATGGTTGTTGTATCTACGCTTTGAACATCACATACTGTGAAACTTGATCCTTCATGTAATTCGTGATGATCATAATCTACTGCGGAACTTGCGCCTGTGCTATCATCTTGTGCTCCACTTACTTGAGTGTTTTTTATTCCGCTCATTCTGAACTCACCCCGAATCCTAGTTGAATTGTTCCTGTTGGTGTTCCACCAGTTGCATCACCGTATAATCTAATTCTGTTTAATCCGGTAACGTCAAGAACGATATATGATTTTATAGAACCTGCTAATCGGAACTGTTTTATTGTTGGAACAGCATTCGCATCCGTACTCCAATCAGTTAATTGGTGCTCGTCCCCGTCTGGGATACGTAAGAATTTAGGAATAAGATCATAGTAATCTTCATCTCCAAGAACATAATCAAAATAGATCGTTAAGGTATTATAATTCTGTACATCGAATTCCCATAAAAGAGTTTCTGCTGCTATGATAGTTGTTGCTGCTTGAATCTCAGCTTTCTTCATAGCTCGAGGAAGAGTCACTTTAATATTCCTCTACATAAACATCTATTACAAAAGCTTTAGAATCACCACCTTGAGTAATCGTCGCAGTTAATTTACTGAAAACACAATACTGTTCGTAGATGTTTCCTGTTGCAGTAAGTGCTCCACCAGTATTCGACGTGCATAAAACTAATGGTCTTACAACTACATCCGCTGCTTGATCAGTGAGATCTAGAATTGTTTGTTCAACAATATCATTCGGTGATGTTATTTCTATATCTGCGGTGTTATCTAATCCGCCTACGTCACATACTATTGTATGTATTTTTCCTCGAACAACATTTAAAGTTGTAGCTGTTGCTGTTCCGTCAGCTAGTGTTGTTCCTTGAATTCTATGTCTAGTTATTTTACTTGCCATGGTTTTCTCCTCGTATATTGGGCTGTTGGTCGCCAGTTAGGATATTATGAAAATTAAAATAAAAAAAATAAAAAAATTATTTACGATTTCTCATAAATGTATCGACTGATCTTTTGCTTTGAAAGCCATAAGAATCTAGCTGCTCCTGCTAATGCTTGGATTCCTACGTAAGGAATAAAGTCCACATCATTTGTTAAAGCTGCAGTCCGGTATACTTCTTTGTTGTTAATAAAGAAATGTGCTTGTCTGCTTGCGTCGATTTCAATTCTGAAATAATAAATAGTACTTGCTTCAACAACTACTCCTGAATCTACTTCAGTGTCTGTTCCTGCGATTGAACTTATGATCATCCAGTTCGTATCTGTATTATCAGTATCGAATTTAAAATATGCTTGATCATCGTCTGTTGCAGTTACTGGATCGCTTGTTAGTTTCAATCCTACCCAAATTAGAGTAGTGAGAATTGCGCTGTCTGTTTTGATCACTGCTTCATAAGTAACTTCGTTCTCTGTTCCCCATAGGGTTTCAGTCCACGCTGTTTGTCCTGCATCTAAATGAGGATGAACAATTACTTGATCGTTATCTGCTCCTGCGGTTTCCATTTGGACTCCTGCCACAGTTGTTCCGTGAACAATATCTCCGTCTGCAGCATTTGTTCCTGTGCTTTCGAAGTCAAGACTTGCGTTTCTTGCTGCTTCAGTTGTATAAGCTGCATCAACTGTTGCGCTAGCATGAGGTAGTCTTTCGTGATTTGCTACTAAAACATATCTGTCCATTCCTTCAATAACTGGTTTGTTCAGTATGATTGCTTCGGACCATGCGTACGGTCCATTTGTATAAGGTGGACTCGCTGGTCCCTTTGGGGTTCTTAATCCTTTTGCCATTTGCTTTCATCTCCTGAGCTTATGCTCTAGTTTTAATTTGAAAATAAAAAAAAATAAAAAAAAATTGCTTAACTACAATATAAAATTGCAGTCTTAGCGCCTGTGTCTGAACCACCTAAAGTAATAACTAATACTCCGTCAGTTACTACGGTTGTTGCTGCAGTTAATACTACAACTGATCCTGTGGTTGTTTCATCGAAGACGTGAATCCCATGGAGTGTTGTGCATCCATAATCATTCAGATCTACTTGAACAGTATCGGTTCCACCAATTACGGTGTCCGCGTATGCTACTGATAAAACTTTGACTCCTAATGCAGGTGCTAATTCTTTAACGGTTCCTACTTCTCCTAGTGCTGTCATGTTTCAAATACCTCTAAGCAATGTTATCAATGAAGCTGTTGAATGGGGTTGCCCGCATAATTAAACATTCATAGATTTTCAGCATAAACTTGTTGCTGTCGTTGGTCTGTGCTAGATCTTGATACATCATATCTTGAAGAACTCTCATCTCGATAAAGTCAGTATCTAAAAAGAAGATCTGTTTAGCTCCACTTGTATTGCTTAAGAACATACTTGGAATTACTGGAATTGGACCTACCATAGTCTGAAGGACTAATTGAGCCGGAACACCGAAAGGTAATTCTGCGCCTGCAGTTAAGTCAGAAGGTCTGAAGTTGAAAGTATCAATCATGATCTTTCTTAAATCAACAACAACACTTGAAGAAGCGATTGCTAATTTTGGTCTTCCACCATCATCGAAAGCAGCTTGAACAGTTGCTTCTACATCATCCCAAGTCAGAGCCGCATTATTTAGATCTGTTTGGTTTGTGGTTCCTTGTAAGGTTACAATACCATCGAATTGTGTTGCGTCAGTTGCAACTGATCCGTTAATAATTAAGTTTTCTTCTAACTCCTTAAGAGCTCGAGCTTTCATAAGAACTTCTAACTGTTTAGCATTAGGTGCTCCTGCTGGATTAAAACTTCCGTTACCCATTCCTGAGCCAGTTGGATTAAATCCTTCAACCATATAAGATGGCATAGCTGCTTGCATTGGACCAAGAACACGGCCTACTGCATACAAAAACTTAATTGCTGTACTTTGACGATCATAAGTGTCATCTGTTTCAGGAAGTGCTGCATCTGCAAGAGCAGTGTAACCGCCACCTTTAGCTGTGATAATGTTATAATCTGCAGTTAATCCTTGATTTGTTACTCGAGGAATTAATTCTACAAGAGGAGTCCATTTACGTGATTGATCAACAATCCGTGGATCTACATAAACTGGAACTAATGCATAACCTGCTGTTCCTGCTCCACCAGTTGTAGGGCCTAAAGCCTTTGCTTCAACTGCTTTGATTCCTTTGTCCATAACGCTTTTCAAATGAGCACGCATGTCTGCACTTTCTTTTGGAGCATCTGCTTTTTGTTCTGCAGGAGTCCATCCGCTACCACTCCAAGGATCTACGTATCGTGTTTTGTCAGGTAGTCCACCGAAGCTTGATTTGTATAAAAAATCTGTATCCATTCTTTTTCACCTATCTAATCATATCTAACGGACCAGTTGAAGTGCTTTTCTCTTCTGTAGCCGTTGATTCTTTTGCTGCTGTTCCTAAGCTTTTGTGTTGAGCTTTCTCAACAATTGCTTTCAGTTCTGCATTTTCTTTTTTGACTGCTTTAACTTCTGTATCTAGACTGTCGATTCTTTCTGTTAAAGATTTTAATTCTGCATTGTCTAAGGATTTGGATTCAGGTTTTTTCTCTTCGTCTTCGTCTTCCTTTTTCTTTGCATCTTCTTTTGGTTTATCTTCGGCTTTAGCTTCAGGAACAACTACTGGAGTTTTATCCTTAACTTCCGCTTCGAGATTTTCATCTTTTTTTTCCATGTTTTTAATCTCCATGTTTTTTTTGATGTTTGAAACCTCTGAATTGAGGCTATCAATATTAGTTTTTATTTCTACAAGACTGAAATCTACTATTTCCTTATTATCTTTTGTTTCATTCTCTTTCATGAAAGCCAAGCTCTTTGCCATAACTGCTGTCATGCTAGCTCCCGGATTAATAGGATTTCCTGTCAATGCAACATTCAATAAATTAACATGATCAAGTAATCGAACATCTTTTCCTTCTCTTTCGACATAGCTTGTTCTTGTTGGAACATAAGCAATACTGAACGCATCGTAGAATCCTTTTTCTACATTGCTCCATATATCTTTGAAGGTCATAGTGACGTTTCCTTTCTCGTCGAATTTCTTCCAAGTAGAATTTAATTCCCAAGTAACTTTAACGCCTTTAGAATCTCTTTCGTGTCCTATCGCTTTCCCTAGAACTATTTTTGTTTTGTTAGCCTCTATTTCTAACTCACTCTTTCCTCTGAATGCTTCATGCTCGAAATCTAGTTTGATCGTTTTGTCATCGAATTGAGTCAACATGCTATCCATGCAGCCCTTAGTCACTATGTCGTTGACCAGATCTATATCTCCAGTCGAGATGTAGCCTGTAACATAATAGCTCTTTCCATTAGGTCCGTCGACTGATTTGAATTGTAATTTATCACTGTAGAAAATGAAGGGTTTAGATTTTTCTTTAGGCGCCATATTATCTTTTAAACAAAACTTTTATTTAAAGTTTTTTATGCTCTAACAATTTTTATTTTTTCGGATCAACAACTTTTACTATGAATGTTGAACGGCAATTTACGTGTGCCGGAGCAGTCATTCCTTTCCATTCTCCGTTCGGATCAACGAATTCTTCATCCAATCCTTTTTCTTGTCCGTTTAATCTTTTACATAATGGACTTGTTCTGTTGTCAATGTGCGCGCTATAAACTTTTTTCATGTCAACGCCGCTTTTCATGTATCCATGCAGTCTTCCAAAGTTAGCTGCTCTTGCTGTTTCTGTTCTTGCAATAGCTTCTACTCTTGTCGCGCTCACATCGAATACTTGAGTGATCTCTTTTTTTAATTCTTCCGTGCTCGATCCGTCCATGAATCCTCTTTGCAGCACTTGTCTTAGTTTTTGTTCGACGTCATCATTCATTCCTTTTATGTTGTCAAACGTATAATCAGAAATATAATTTATTGCGTTCTGATCAGGAACCATATTCATATCTAGATCCTTTTCTGCTTGGTCGAACCCTTCCATGTAATTGTTTCTTATGATAGTACTTGTAAGACTTTTCAGTCCTTCAACTGATAATAAAGCTTTTAGCTTTTTGATAATACCATTTATATCTTTTACTTCATTAAGAGTATTCTTGGCTATTGTTTCTCCAAGGATTTTCTTGATCTCATCCTCGTTTTGTTTGAGAACATATTTAATTGCTTGATCTAATTTAGAATGTCCAGTAGGTCTTTCTCCTTCTTCTAATATTAAAGGACTAGGTGGAGCCATTGCTTTTCCTTCTGCTGCTGCTCTTTCAGACGCATGTTCTAATAAATCAGCTTGAGAAATATCTGCATCATTCAAAGTTTTTGTGGTGTCTGCGACAAAATTATTAAGGACTTCTCTTTTGCCATCTGTCAATGCTTTACGATCCACTAAAGAATTAACTAAATTCAGAGACTGTTCGTGAGTAGCTCCTCGCTCTCTTAATCTACCGTAATGACCTTTATTCGTATCGGAGAGTTTGTTGAATTCTTTTTTTATTCTTTTCTCTTTAGAAGTTTTAGGTCCTCTGCCGGATCCTGGTTTCTTTCCGCTCCCTTGACCACCCTTCTCCTCTACATCCTCCTGGTCATCATCTGCAGGATTATATGCATCTTCTTCTCTTCCTGAGAAATCTTCTTCGGGATCTTTAGGATCTCCTGGCATTCCGCCGCCGAAATTAAAAGAATTAGGACTTGATAAGAAACTGCTTGGAGGTTCATCTCCCCACTTAACTTCTTCCATTCCTTCAGCTGTTCGAATCTCATTAACGGTTTTCAATCCGCTTTCAGTTTGTAATTTGTATAATTCGAATTTTCCTTTCTCTTCGTCGACATCGAATTTCTTGAAAACAAACTTATACTTAGGCTGCTTAATCTTTTGTCCTGAGGCAGTCTTTATTTCTCCCCAGTAATTAAACTCGCTAACTATGTTTATGTTGTAGTTGCTTTCTAAGTTTCTAAGAATTGGATTGATTGCTTTCTTTCGGAAAACTTTAGATTGCACGATCTGATTAGCCGCTCCCGCACTGTCATCGGTGTATCCGAGTTCAACTGCTGTGACTCCGAAGTTAGCCCATACCATTTTGGTATACAACTTACTTTTTTCTATGATCTGCAATTCGCTTGCTGAGAATTCAATACGCTCGAACTTAACTTTCTGGTTGATCATAGGCACCTTGTGCATCATCTTTTTCATATTACCAAATTCGTCTTTCTTACGTTGGTTATCGAACCACTGTTCTTTGAATGCTTCCATCTCTTCAGCATCAGAATCTTCTAGTCCTATGATTCCTTTTGGAACATTGTTGTCGTTGTAATAATCAAGATCACTCTCGATCATATAGACTAATGTTTGAATGCTCTTTGCTAATGTTTGGACAGGACTCCATCCGTAGTGATCATCTGTTCTTTTCATTCCTTCAAGCCAAATGATTTCTTTCTTACCGAATGGAATAGGTATAGGCCCTGCTATCCAACCGTACTGGAAGTATGCAGCTTTCTCTCTAGCCTCGTGATCAGTTATTTCTTGGAAAGGATTGTTTACTTCTTGAGTTCTTGTTGCTCCCATCAAAATATTAGAAGGAAGAATAATGTCATCTCTGTCTGTATACATTCCGTGCACGTCAGGGTTCTTCGTGAACGTAGCTCCATCTCTTGCAACTACTTCTACGAGTTCTTCTTTCATGTTGTAAACTTTATTTAGAATTCCAGAGTTCACTTCAAGTAAGTCTCTTACCGGCATCTTGATAAAAACTTGTTCGAATGATTCTCTGTTAGTATTAGGGTTTAAGAAAAAGTTTCTTATGTTCTCGATCTCAACTGGATCGCTTTGATCTTCCATTCCTTCTGTCGGTACGACATCCCACTCGACAGAACATAGCTCGTCGATGATTGTTTTAATGCACATCTCGACATATGGTGTTTGCGCTAAATATCGAATATAACTCATGTTCGCGAATCTAGGATATCCGAAAGGCGGCTTGTATAAGAATTTAGGAATATACGCCTTGTTGATTCCCTCTCTAGTTGTTTCTTGCAGAGAGTCTACTACTATTACACTTTTTTTCTGGGATCTAAACCAATTAAATGATGCCATGATAAGGAGTGGTCTCGGGTTTGTTATCGCGCAAACCTTTGACCGGAGTGTATTGAGGGTTGTTTAAAGCAAAAAAACAGTACTAATCTATTCTTGTAATATTAGAATTGTGTTATTTAGTATTTAAAGTTTTTTATGCTAGAACAATTAAGCGAAATCAAAAACTAATCCTTTTTTGTCTTTCCAAATGAAATAAACTAATGAGTCCGCCCAGTCAGGACTGTTGTTTTTTGGATCAACAATTATTCTTTTGTTCGTGCTTGTTCTGTCGAACTCCTCGTTCACTAATTGGTTTCTTAATTTGTGGATCTCAGGGATGCTGATCATACCATCTCTCATCAAATCTGCTAATCGGAAATAATTCTCTGCTTTCTTATTCTGAAAAATATCGCTCTTCATTGCTTTCTCTCCAAAGTGACAGCCGTATACTTTGATGTTCTTCCATCCTTTTTCTGTGTAAATGATTTCTTTAAGTCTTCCGAACGATCCGCTTCCAATTCCTATACGATCTATATTTATCTTTCCTCGAACAGATGGATGAATAATGTTTTCTATAATGCTTATGAGCTTCCCGACCACTTTCATAGGTTCACTTTTTGCCTCGCTCCAACTACCATCTACTTCGAACTTATTTTCGTATTGCGTCCCCCAGTAAACAACTGTCTCATCGAGTCCTTTCTCTGCAGGATCGCATGCAATTACTTTAGTGTATTTCTTGATCTCTTCTTCCAATGGTTTTAGTTTAGAAAGATATGTTCCTTCTCCCATCTTCATCTTTTCTTTTTTTAGTAACTCAATTTCTTCTATCAGTTTGTTTAGTTTCTCAGCAAAATTAAACTTAACTATCTCTGCTGCCTTGATCCATTCAAGATTGAACAGACTGTCTTCTCCTTGATCAGGGAATTTGGATTCATAAAGAACTGTGAAATCTAAAGGCAATAAGTCTTTCTTTTGTTGATCGATGAATGCTTTTGTTGTTCTTCCTTCTTCGACTGCTTGCTCCCAGCCTATTTGAATAACTGTCCATTCAGGATCAAGAGTATGTTCGAATGCCGGATTGTCTCTTTTCCAAGGATTATAAAGTTCTATGATCACTGCTTCTTCCGGATTGTCCCCTATCATTCTGGAACTTTTAGTGAAAGCTTCTCTGTTGATTAAACATGCTTCGTCTCTGACAAGTATGTCGCATCCGAATCCCATCAGTCTTCCTGCATCTCCTTCACCACTGAACACTCGGTACTCTGCGCCTGTCTTGAATGTC